GGCAACTTAAATGTTACGGCTAATTATTTCAATGTATCTAATAATTTAATTGCTAACGGTAATGCAAATATAAGTGGTAACGCAAACGTTACCGGTAATGTTAGCGCGAATAATTTTATAGCAGGCGGTAATATTACTGGTGCTAATTTAGTTAGTGCAAACTATTTCACTGGTACACTAACAACAAATGCTCAACCAAATGTTACTAGTCTTGGCACATTAAGCAATCTCTTTATTTTAGGTAATTTAGGTGTAGGTACTAATGTATCTACTACTGATGCTAGAGTTACTATTCTTGCTGTAGGACAAACTAATGTTTATCCTGTTACAGGTAACAGTGTTGCAGCAGGCACTGATCTTCATGTAAGCGGCGGTAATGGCAATCTTACTAGAATAACACAAGATTCATTTGGATTAAACACTTATGTAGCGTTTACAGGTCGTGCTGCTGGAGGCACCGCTGCTGCACCTACACAGACTCTTGCAGGAGCTAATCTAAGTCAATTTACTGGTCGTGGATTCTCTAATGGTTCATTAGAATTTGGTAATAATTCAACTGGTCTAATAGCTATTAAGGCTGCTGAAGATTTTACAGATACTAGTCGTTCTACTAATGTAGTAATTTACACAACTTCAGTTGGAAATATTAATCCTACAGTAGCTGCTACTTTTGATGGTAATGGCAATTTAACTGTTACTGGTAGTATTACTAGCACAGGTGGAAACGCTAATCTAGGTAATTCTATTAGTGCTAATTTTGTTAGTGTCAGTTCTAATACCGTTACTAATAATTTAAAAGTTAATTTAGAATTCTCAGGTAATACTGCTAATTTTAGTGGAAATATAATTACTGCAAATGCTAACTTAGGTAATGTAGCGAATGCTAATTTCTTTAGTGGTAACGGCGCGTATTTAACTGGTATTACTTTTGCAAATCTGACGGATGCTAATACTGCTAACTTAACTATTAATGAAATTTATTTACAAGGTGTTACTAATTTAGCAGTTAATCACACTGGTGCTACCGCTTATACATTTGATCAATATCCTGGAAGTAATCCAACATTATATGCAGTTGCCGGCACTACATTAGCATTTGATTTAACTGCTGCCGGACATCCATTTCAAATTCAATATGCTAACGGCACAGACTACAACACTGGCTTATATCATGTAACTACTGCCGGTGTAGTAAGTACAGGAGCAAACGCTCAATCACAAACATCTGGCACACTGTACTTTAAGATACCCGGAGACCTTAATAGTAATTTAAAATATCAATGTTTTAACCATGTTGCGATGAATGGTAATATTATCATACAAAATGCCAATATTGCTAATCTTTTATTAAATTTTACTGGTAATATTAATGCAAATTACTTTACTGGTAACGGTAGTTTACTAACAGGCATCGGAAACGCAACTAATATTGTTAATGGTAACAGCAATGTGATTGTTACTGCTAACGGTAACGTTACTACTAGTGTAGCAGGAAATGCAAATGTACTAGTAGTAACAGGCACCGGCATAAACGTAGCAGGGTATTTAAATACAGGTAGTGGTGATATTACCACTACAGGTAATATAACCGGTGGCAATATAATTGGCATAGTAGCAGCCGGAAGTAATGCGATTACTACTACAGGTAATATTACCGGTGGTAATATTATTGGAACAATAGCAGCCGGCTCAAATACTATCACTACTACTGGCAATGCAAACGTTGGTAATCTAGGATTTGGATCGGGAGAAATTATTGGTACGGGTAATATTACCGGTGGTAATATCAGTGTTGGTAACATATCTACTACAGGCAATGCTAACGTAGGTAATCTCGGCTTTGGATCAGGTTCAATAACTGGTACAGGTAATATCACCGGTGGAAATATTATTGGTACTATTGCTGCGGGTTCTAATACAATCACCACTACTGGCAATGCTAATGTTGGTAATTTAGGATTTGGCAGTGGAGTCGTTACTGGTACGGGTAATATTACCGGTGGCAACTTAATTGGTACCATCGCAGCTGGTTCAAATACTATTAGTACTACAGGTAATGCTAATCTAGGTAATATAGGATTTGGATCGGGAGAAATTACTGGTACAGGTAATGTCACTGCTGGCAACGTAATTGGTACAATTGCTGCAGGTTCTAATACTATTAGTACTACAGGTAACGCCAATGTTGGTAATTTAGGCTTTGGTAGTGGTGTTATTACTGGTACAGGTAATATCACTGGTGGCAATATTATTGGCACTATTGCAGCTGGCTCTAATACAATTAGCACTACTGGTAATGCTAATGTTGGTAATTTAGGCTTTGGTACTGGTTCAGTTACTGGTACAGGTAATATCACTGGTGGCAATATTATTGGCACTATTGCTGCCGGAAGTAATACAATCACTACTACAGGTAATATCACCGGTGGTAATATAATTGGTAATGGTAGTCAGCTAACAGGTATAAATTTCTCTAACTTAGCTGATGCGATTACTGCTAATTTAACTATTAATGAAGTTTATTTACAAGGTGTTACTAATTTAGCAGTTAATCACACCGGTGCCACCGCGTATACATTTGATCAATATCCTGGAAGTAATCCATCTCTCTATGTAGTAGCAGGCACTACCTTAGCATTTGATTTAACTGCAGCCGGTCATCCATTCCAAATTCAATATGCAAATGGTACAGATTATAGCAATGGTCTATTCCATGTAACTACAACTGGAGTAGTAAGTACAGGAGCAAGTGCCCAATCACAAACATCAGGTACATTATATTGGAAAGTTCCTGGTGATATCAGTGGTAATTTTAAATATCAATGCCAAAATCACACGGCAATGAACGGAAATATATTTGTTCAAGCAGCAAATATAGGTAATGTTCTTCTTAACTACACTGGTAATTTATCAGCAGGTAATGCTAATTTAGGTAATGCTGTTGCTGCTAACTACTTTGTTGGAAATGGTTTCTATCTAACTGGTATTGACACTGCTGGTGTAGCGAACGGCAATTCTAATGTAAAAGTTTACAGCAATGCCAATGTAGAAATTTCATCTAACGGTGTAGCAAATGTATTGACAATAACTGGATCGGCAGTTGTTGCTTCTCAGAATGTATATGCTAATACTAACACAATACAAGCTAATATTATTGTAGGTAACACACTAACTGGTAACTTAAGTACTGCTGCACAACCAAATATAACAAGTGTTGGTAGTTTAACAACGTTGACAGTAACCGGCGACATTGTTGGTAATACAGCTAACTTTAATGGTGCTGTATATTCTAATGCTAATAGTATCTCTGCTCCAACGCAATTGGCAACTAAGTCTTATGTTGACAATCAAGTTTCTACTGGTATTCAAGTTCATCCAGCAGTAATTGTCTCTACAACTACTAATTTAACAGCAACTTATACTCCAGGTGGTACTAATCCAACAGTAACTAGTATTGTCACTGGCAATACACTGATATCAACAGGACACAATTTAAATACTACGGATATGTTTGTGCCTACAGTGTCAAGTAGTGGTCTTACATCAGGTACTCCTTATTTCGTATATTCTGTCGCTAATGCAAACGCATTTACCCTAACTGCTTCTTGGGCCGGTCCCCAGTTAACCGGTCTTACAAATGGTACAGGACTGAGTATTACAAGCAATGCTAATCCAGGTGTTGGAGCTAAACTTACTAATTCGGGTACACAGGCAGTCATAACAATTGATAATACTGCATTGGCATTGAACGCTAGAGTGCTAGTTCAATACCAATCTAATGCGGCATTAAATGGTGTTTATTTTGTCAGTAACGTTGGGTCAGTCTCTACTAATTGGGAATTAACTAGAGCAACAGACGCAGATGAATACTTTCCACAAAGCAATGAAGGTATCGCGCAAGGAGCTTATTTCTTTGTACAAGATGGTGATACTCTAGCAGGAGGCTCTTATGTAGTTGCTACTACTGGAATAATCATAATTGGTACTACTGGTATATCATTTTCTGAATTCAGTGCGGCAGTACCATACACTGGCGTCAGTCCGATTGTAGTAACCGGCCAACAAATTAGTTTAGCTAATACTACTGGGTCAGGGGATGTTGTTGTATTAGCGACTAGTCCTAATCTTACAACACCAAATATTGGAACCGCAACAGGTAATAGCCTAACACTAAGTGGTAATGGTTTAGTAAGTGCAGCTAATGTCACTGCTTCTGCAAACGTCACCGCTGGTAATTTAAATACCAATGGTCAAATAACATCAACCGGTACCGGTAATTTATCTGACGGTGGCGGACAGTTATATCTAAACGGCACCGGTAATAATAGAATTGACTTCAATACTAATGGAACCGGTGCGCCAACATTTACCACACGAAGTGCTGGAAGTAAAATTGTATTGTATCCACTCACCAACGGAACCAATACAGATTATGCAATAGGTATTAACAGTGGTACATTTTGGTCAAGTGTCCCTCAATACGATAATGCACTACAATTTAAATGGTATGGTGGTACAACAGAAGTAGCAAACTTGAGTGGTACAGGTAATTTTTCAGCAGCGGGTAACATCACCGGTAGTAACATAATTACTACTGGTCAACTAGTCTCATCAGTAGCCACCGGTACTGCTCCACTTGTAGTATCAAGTACAACTCAAGTACCAAATCTATTTGCTGCAACAGCTAACGTAGCTAAAAATAGTAATGTTGCTTCTGCAACAACTAATATATCTTATCCTACGTTTGCTTATGCTAATATAACTGGTGATTATCCATTACAAAGTAATACAGCATTCTCAGCTAATTTTGCAAACGGTGCATTTATTTCTACTACGTTCGTTGGTAATGTTGTAGCAGATTCTGCTAATATTACTGGTACTGCAAATGTTGGTAACATCACTGGTGCTAATTTAGTTAGTGCGAATTATGTCGCAGGTACACTAACAACAAATGCTCAACCAAACATTACATCAGTTGGGACCTTATCAAGTGTTACAGTCAGTGGTAATGCTAACGTAGGTAACTTGGACTTTGGATCAGGTTCAATAACTGGCACGGGAAATATCACTGCTGGCAATTTAATTGGTGCAATTTCAGCCGGTTCTAATCCAATCACCACTACAGGTAATGCTAACCTTGGTAATTTAGGATTTGGCAGTGGAGTGATTACTGGTACAGGTAATATTACCGGTGGTAATATTATTGGCACAATTTCAGCCGGAAGCAATACTATTAGCACTACTGGAAATGCTAATCTAGGTAATATAGGTTTTGGCAGTGGAGTGATTACTGGTACAGGTAATATTACCGGTGGCAATATTATTGGCACAATTTCAGCCGGAAGCAATACAATTACCACTACCGGAAATGCTAATCTAGGTAATATAGGTTTTGGCAGTGGAGTGATTACTGGTACAGGTAATATTACCGGTGGCAATATAATTGGTACCATCGCAGCCGGAAGTAACACTATCACTACTACCGGAAATGCTAATCTAGGTAATATAGGTTTTGGCAGTGGAGTCGTTACTGGTACAGGTAATATCACTGGTGGCAACATAATTGGTACCATCGCAGCCGGAAGTAACACTATCACTACTACAGGCAATGCAAACGTAGGTAACTTGGGCTTTGGTAGCGGTGTTATTACTGGCACAGGTAATATCACTGGTGGCAACATAATTGGTACCATCGCAGCCGGAAGTAACACTATCACTACTACAGGCAATGCAAACGTTGGTAATCTTGGCTTTGGATCAGGTTCAGTAACTGGTACAGGTAATATCACTGGTGGCAATATAATTGGTACAATCGCGGCCGGAAGTAATACAATTAGTACTACTGGTAATGCAAACGTTGGTAATTTGGGCTTTGGTAGTGGGGTCGTTACTGGTACAGGTAATATCACTGGTGGCAATATAAACACCAGCGGACAATTAGTTTCCACAGTGGCAACTGGCACCGCTCCATTAGCGGTAAGTAGTAATACTGTCGTTCCTAACTTAAATGCAGCATTTGCCAACATTGCAAATTATGTTGCTGTTACTACAGTTTCAACTAATATTTCATATCCAACATTTGCATATGCAGATCTTACAGGTACTTATCCACTACAAAGCAATACAGCTATTTCAGCTAACTTGGCAAATGGTGCGTTTATTGCTACTACGTTTGTTGGTAATGTAGTAGGTAATCTAACAGGGGCCCTATCAAATGGTAATAGTAACGTAAACATTCCTGCTGCAAACGGAAACGTTAATATTAGTGCTGTAGGTAATGCTAACATATTAGTAGTAACTGGTACTGGTGCCAATATTACTGGTACTGCTAACGTCACGGGCAATACGAACGTTGGCGGTAACGTAAACGTCACTTCTAACGTAATAGCAGGTAACGTTTATGCTAACTCAGGTACGATCGGTGGTTCATTAGTAGCAGGTACGCTAACTACAGCAGCACAACCTAATATTACATCAGTTGGCGCACTAACTGGACTAACAGTATCTAATGCTACGGGTGTCGTTAACTTTACTACGACCGCTAACGTAACATTGGGTGCAGTTGCTAATCTTAAGATATCCGGTGGTACATCAGGATATGTCTTATCTACTGACGGGGCAAGCAATCTAAGTTGGGTAGCACAATCAGGTGGTAGTATAGCCTCTATATCTAATGGTACAAGTAATGTAAATATCCCTGCGGCAAATGGAAACGTTAATATTTCATCCGCAGGTAATGCCAACATAGCAGTTATTACTGGTACTGGTATGAATGTGGCAGGTACAATTAATGGTACCGGTAACATTACTGGTGCTAATCTAATTGCTGGTGCCGGCTCAGGTGGTAATATTACCGGTGCTAATTTAGTTAGTGCAAACTACTTCACAGGGACATTAACGACAAATGCACAACCTAATATTACATCAGTTGGTACGCTTACAGGATTAACAAGCACCGGTACTGTAAACTTTACGGGTGCTAGTAATGTATCACTTGGTGCAGTAGGTAATATTAAAATTACCGGTGGCAGTGCTAGTCAATATTTACAAACTGATGGCGCCGGCAACTTAAGTTTTGCTACGATAAGTTCTACTAGTATTTCTAACGGTAACAGTAATGTAACCATTCCTGCTGCGAACGGAAACGTTAATATTTCATCCGCAGGTAATGCCAACATAGCAGTTATTACTGGTACTGGTATGAATGTGGCAGGTACCATTAATGCTACAGGTAATATCACTGGTGGTAATTTACTTGGACCACATGCTAACGGCAATTCAAACGTTAATATCCCTGCTGCAAATGGAAACGTTAATATAAGTGCTGTTGGTAATGCTAACATATTAGTTGTAACTGGTACTGGTGCTAATATTACTGGTACTGCAAATATTTCAGGCAATGCTAACGTTGGTAATTTAGGCTTTGGTAGTGGTGTCGTTACTGGTACAGGTAATATCACTGGTGGTAATATCATAGGTATTATTGCTGCAGGTTCAAACACTATAACAACTACAGGTAACATTACAGGTGGCAATTTACTTGGATCACATGCTAACGGCAATTCAAATGTTAATATCCCTGCTGCAAATGGAAACGTTAATATAAGTGCTGTTGGTAATGCTAACATATTAGTTGTAACTGGTACTGGTGCTAATATTACTGGTACTGCAAATATTTCAGGCAATGCTAACGTTGGTAACTTGGGCTTTGGATCAGGTCAAATTATTGGTACAGGTAATATCACTGGTGGTAATATCATAGGTATCATCGCCGCAGGTTCAAACACTATAACAACTACAGGTAACATTACTGGTGGCAATTTACTTGGATCACATGCCAATGGCAATTCAAATGTAAACATCCCTGCGGCAAATGGAAACGTTAATATTTCATCCGCAGGTAATGCTAACATTGTAGTTGTAACTGGTACTGGTATGAATGTGGCAGGTACAATTAATGCTACGGGTAATATCACTGGTGGCAATTTACTTGGACCACTGGCTAACGGCAATTCAAACGTTAATATCCCTACTGCAAACGGAAACGTTAATATAAGTGCTGTTGGTAATGCTAACATTGTAGTTGTAACTGGCACTGGTATGAATGTGGCAGGTACAATTAATGCTACGGGTAATATCACTGGTGGTAATATAGTTACTGGTGGTGGTGCTGGTGGAAGTATGACTGGCGCTAACTTAATTAGTGCAAACTACTTCACAGGTACTCTAACTACAGCAGCACAACCTAATATTACATCAGTTGGTACACTCACTGGGTTGACCAGTGGCGGTATTGTTAACTTTACTACTGCAAGTAATGTGTCTCTAGGTGCAAACGGTAACGTTAAAATTACTGGTGGTACAAATGGTCAAGTTCTTACAACAGATGGTGCAGGTAACTTAAGCTTTACTACAGTCTCAGGAGGTGGTGGCGCCGCGATTTCTAATGGCACCAGCTACGCTAATATAACCGCTTCAGGTGGTAATATTGTGTTGGCTGTTGCAAGTACTATTAGAGCCAATGTTACTTCTACTGGTCTTGATGTAACTGGCAATATTACTAGTGGCAATGCTAATATTACCGGTCAATTCATCTCTACACTAGCAACAGGTACTGCTCCGTTTGTAATAACAAGCACAACTCAAGTAGCTAACCTAAGCGTAGCTACTGCTGGTACTGCTGTTACCGTAACTGGTGCAGCACAAAGTAATATCACTAGTGTTGGTACTCTAAGTTCGTTGGGAGTTTCAGGTACGGTTACAGCTAGCCAATTTGTTTCAAACGTAGCCACTGGTACTGCACCAATAACTGTAAGTAGTACAACTCGTGTTGCTAACTTAAACGTAGCATATGCTAATGTAAGTGATTTTGGAGCTGTTACTAATCAAACAACAGGTACTTATTATCCTGTTTTTGTAAGTAGCAATGCAACAGGAAACTATGCTCTTGCGGCTAACGGTGTGTTTAGTGCAAATATTGCCAACGGTGCATTTATTTCTAATTCATTCGTTGCCGGCGCCGGCTCAGGTGGTAATATTACCGGGGCTAACACAGTAAGTGCCAATACCTTCACTGCAGGTAGCGGCTCAGGTGGTAATATTACCGGTGCTAACACGATAAGTGCAAACAGTTTCATTGGTGCAACAAGTATTGACTTTACTACTACTAGCAATGTGGCATTAGGCGCAAATGCAACCGTTACGGATGGTGCTTCAAATACCTATGCTATTGGTTATAAAGCGGTACCGCAAAGCACTACAGCATCGGGCAATTTTGTTTTAAGTGATAGTGCTAAGCATTTATATGTTTCAGCAGGTGTTACTGTACCTGCTAATGCTTCTGTAGCATTTGCTATAGGAACCGTAGTCACGGTCTTGAATTCTAGTGCTAGCAGCATAACTGTTGCACAAGGCTCAGGTGTGACGTTGAGACAAACTGGAACTGCCAATACTGGTAATAGAACGCTTTCTGGATATGGAATGTGTTCATGTATTAAAGTTGCCTCCGACACGTGGTATATTTCAGGAACTGGATTGACATAATGACAGGAATATTGAATATTCTATTAGCATACGGCGCTAGCTCTGGTACCACTACCACTACTACGACTACAGCAGGACCAACAACTACAACCACAACAACAGCAGCACCTACAACAACGACAACAACCACAGCAGCACCAACAACTACAACTACGACTACAGCAGCACCTACCACTACTACAACAAGTACTACCACAAGTACATCTACAACTACAACTACAGCAGCACCTACCACTACTACAACAAGTACTACCACAAGTACATCTACAACTACAACTACAACTGCATCACCTACTTTAACCGCAGATGTTACACTAGTAGGCGGTGGCGGTGGCGGTGGCTCTGGACCACGCGGTGGCGGTGGCGGTGGTGGGGCGTTCCGGTACTCGCCAAGCTCCACACTAACTAGAGGTACGACGTACTCATATTCAATAGGATCAGGTGGCACCGGTGGTGCAAGAGCAGTAGCTGCCTCGACTACTAATGGCGGTACTGGTGGAACTACATCACTTACTGGATTTACCAGTGCCAGTGGCGGTAATGGTGGTGTTAAAGGGGTACCAAGTGGTACTGGTGGTAATGGTGGTGCTTCTGGTGGTGGCTCGGCTGGTGGTAGTGGAACGGCCAGTTCTGGTGCTGGTGGCGGTGGCGGTGGAAATGGAACCAGTGGCAGTCCTGGTGGTGCTACATCAACAGGTACCGGTGGCGCCGGGGGCAGCGGATCATTTGTTAGTGGTTTGTCAGGATCGTCAGGAAACGGTGGCGGCGGTGGAGGCGGGAGTGGGACTAGGGCCGCAGGTGGATCTAGCGGAGCAGGAAGAGGGGGCGCAGGGCAAACCGCGCAGGATGGAGAAGCCGGAAATTTCAACGGAAACGGCGGTGGAGGGGGAGGTGCTGCTGCTTCTGGAAGTACTTATGCTGGCGGTGGCGCCGGCTCTGCAGGTGCAATAGTGGTAAACTTCCCGTCTAGCGGTCCCGCCGGAACATTTACTATTTATAACAGCGGCGGAGGTGTGATTTCCACTACTTCTATTACTACATTAAGCGGGGCGGTTATTAATTTAACTTCTGGTGGTGCGTACTTTATTATAACATAAATTTTTTTAGATTTAATTCTTAGATGCTTACTTGCCAAGTACAGGGTATATTTACTCATAAAGGGAAATCTTTGTATTGCTTTTGTAACATTTCTATGTTATAGTTTAGGAAAGAATGTAAAATATATCGTGTAATTGGGTTCGTTGTGGTAGTAAATATAACATCAAACTTGACCATAATTATAAAATAGGTAAAAAATGAAAATATCAGTTATTAAACGCTCTGGCGTTAAAGAGTCCCTTACATTGGAAAAATGGCAGTCACAAATAGCAAAAATATGTCAGGGGATAGCTGATGTTAGTCAATCAATGATAGAAATAAAAGCCCAACCTCACTTTTATGATGGTATCACTACTAGAGAAATTGACCAAATTACACTTAGGGCAGTGGTAGACCTTATTGATGTAGAAAGCAATCCTGAATTAGGTCATACTAATTATCAGTATGTAGCAGGTAAGCAGAGATTAAGTATGCTTAGGAAAGATGTATATGGTACATATATACCACCCAGTCTATATAGTATCGTAAAAAGAAATGTTGAAACCGGTCTTTACACCTCAGAATTGTTAGAATGGTATACCGAAGAAGATTGGAACAAAATGGAATCTTTTATTGATCATGGTAAGGATGAGCAATATAGCTGTGCTGCTATTGAACAGATGATTGAAAAGTATTTGGTACGTAATCGTAGTACCAAAGAAATTTACGAAACACCACAAGTTCGTTATATCGTTGCTGCTGCTACTATTTTTCATAAGGAAGAACCACAGTCAGCAAGAATGCGTTATATAAAGGAATATTACAATGCGGCTTCAGATGGTTTATTTACTCTCGCTACTCCTGTTCTTGCTGGGCTTGGAACTCCCACTAAGCAGTTCAGTAGCTGTGTACTCATACGCAGTGATGATGACCTTGACTCCATTTTTGCTAGTGGAGAAATGATGGCCAAGTATGCTAGCAAACGTGCTGGCATTGGATTAGAGATTGGTAGACTACGCCCATTGGGTAGTCCAATTAGGGGAGGAGAAATCATGCATACCGGCATGATCCCGTTTTTAAAGAAATGGTTTGGGGATCTTAGATCCTGTTCACAAGGAGGGATTAGAAATGCGTCAGCTACTGTGTTCTATCCGATCTGGCATCACCAATTTGATGACCTTATTGTGCTCAAAAATAATCAAGGAACCGAAGAAACCCGAGTCAGACATATGGACTATGGTGTCGTACTCTCGGCATTCTTTTGGCGTAGGTTTAAGAACAAAGAGAATATTACGTTCTTCGACCCGAACCAAGTACCAGACCTCTACGAAGCCTTCTACAAAAATACCGAACTATTTGAAAAACTCTATGTAAAATATGAAGAACACACCGGTCTTCGTAAAAAAACCATGAGTGCCGAAGAAGTATTCAAGAGTGGCATCTTAAAAGAACGAACAGATACAGGGCGTATCTACCTGGTGTTCATTGACAACGTAATGAAGCAGGGTTCATTTGATCCTGAGTATCATACAATTTACCAGAGTAATTTGTGTTGCGTCACCGGTGACACTCAAGTTGTATTCCAACATGAGAACGGAAATATTGAACAAATGTCTATGTCAAGTGCGGTTGAAAGATTTGAGTTGGGTAATTTGACCAACTCAAAAATTAAAAGTTTTAAGAATGGTGAAGTTTCTTGGGAAAATATTGATGCCGCAATCAAAACAAAGACGGTTACTGAACTATATGAAATTGAAGATGAGAAGGGGAATGTATTGAAATGTACCGGTGACCACCGTGTTTTTACTAAGAATCGAGGATATGTAAGAGCAGATGAATTAGTAGAAACTGACGAGTTATGTGTTGAAATTTGATTACCAACCCAAAATACAAATTAGGAAGAATTAAAGTATGATTAAAATTAGAAAAATAAACGTAGAACCAACCGACGTATACGATATATCTGTTCCCGAAACACAGTGCTTTTTTGCAGATAATATTCTTGTTCATAACTGTGAAATTCTACTTCCTACTAAATCATTCAAGCGTTTGGATGACAGTGATGGACGTGTGGCGCTCTGTACTCTCGGAAGTATTAACTGGGGTGCGTTCAGGCATCCTGAGGATATGCGCCGTGCTTGCCGTATACTTCAGCGTAGTCTTTGTAATATACTTGATTATCAGGACTTCCTAAGTATTCAGTCTAAACTAAGCAATGATGAAATTCAACCATTGGGCATTGGTGTAACTAACTTGGCCTATTGGCATGCTAAACGCGGCGTTAAGTATGGTGATAAAGATGCTTTACAAGATGTTAAAAGTTGGATAGAGCATCAAGCATACTACTTGACTGAAGCCACTGTGGAGTTAGCTAAGGAGCGTGGTCCATGTTTAGATAGTCATAAGACAAGATATGGACAGGGTATCTTCCCTTGGGAACTCAGAGCCGATGCTGTCAATGACTTGGCAGAGTTTAGTCCAGAGCTTGATTGGGAAACTCTTAGAGAAAACATGATAAAATATGGAGTTCGTAACGCTACATTAATGGCTATAGCTCCAGTTGAATCTAGTTCAGTAGTTATCAACAGTACTAATGGTATTGAAATGCCCATGAGTCTAATCTCTGTAAAAGAAAGCAAAGCTGGCTCTTTTGTTCAAGTAGTACCTGAGTATCAAAAACTAAAAAACAAGTATCAGCTAATGTGGGATCAAAAGGATTGTGATGGATACCTTAAAACTGCTGCTGTATTGGCTGCTTATGTAGACCAAAGCATTAGCACTAACACTTTCTACAATCCAGCATTTTTCCCTGATCGTAAAGTTCCTACAACGCTTATAGCCAAGAATCTAATGCAAGCACATATATGGGGCCTAAAAACTTTTTATTACTCATTAATTTCTAAAATGGGATCTAAAGAGGTTACTGAATCCGCACCTGCAATATTAGAACCCATAGATTTTGATGATGAAGAAGATTGTATTGCCTGCAAATTATAAGGATAATAAATAATGTTAGAAACAATTTGCGATGTATTAGTAGAAGAATATAAAAGAAATCCTTGGAGAGCATATGAACATATAGAGAGGTTGGAACATATTTCCAAGATCGTTCTAGCATTTGGCAAGTTTTAATGACTTCTAAAAGTAATTTAGCTCAAGGTAGAGAAAGTTATGATGCTGAATTAAGCACGGGTTTGGTTGAATTTTTTAATAGAAATATTACTCCTTACCCTACAGAATCAAGTGGGCCAAAGTTTGATCTTATTCCTGTTGAAAAACAAAAAGACATTATGGTCAATGTGGCTAGAATGTATGCACAACAAGAATATAATAGAATTATGGATTTAGTTCAAGTACTTCAAACTCAGGCTGCTAGCATTAAACGTAGGTTGGAGATAACTGATGCTGTCCATTCTGCCAAATATAATTTTCAAATCTATCACGGCCAAATTTATTGGTTAGCATATAATCATATAGATAGTTGTACAATATTAACACATAACGGACCTGATGATTGGAGTGCTGGGGCACCAAATCATTATGAATTTATATGTAAGGTGAAATGGTTAGGTGACTACACGTGGGTAGAACTTGACAAAGACGATAATTATAACTAAAATAGAAGAACAATATGTCCAAACAACAATACAACCTAAACACTAAAACAGACTATTTAAATCGTAAAATGTTTCTAGACCCTGAGGGTCCAGTTACTGTTCAAAGATTTGAAGAAGTAAAATACAATAAATTACAAAAGATAGAACAAACTGCTAGAGGGTTTTTTTGGGTACCTGAAGAAATCTCTCTATCTAAAGATGCTAACGATTTTAAAGACGCTAGCGATGCGGTTAAACATATCTTTACTAGCAACTTACTAAGACAAACCGCACTTGATAGTATTCAAGGCCGTGGGCCAGCACAGGTTTTTACACCTGTTGTGTCTTTACCTGAACTAGAAGCATTGATGTACAACTGGAGTTTCTTTGAAACTAATATTCATAGTCGCAGTTATAGTCACATTATTCGTAATATCTACAACGTACCAAAGGATGTGTTTAACACTATCCATGATACAAAAGAAATTATTGATATGGCTAGCAGTGTGGGTAAGTACTATGATGAGCTACATCAAATTAATTGTCATAAAGAAATAGGGGAGGATATCCCTGAAAAAATGCATATTCGTGCAATTTGGTTAGCACTCAATGCTAGTTATGCATTAGAAGCGTTCCGCTTTATGGTATCGTTTGCTACATCATTGGCTATGGTTGAAAACAAAATCTTTATCGGCAATGGTAACATTATTAGCTTGATTCTACAAGATGAATTATTACACAAAGAATGGACTGCTTGGATGATTAACCAAGTAGTAAAGGAAGATAGTAGGTTCGTTCAAGCCAAACAAGATTGCGAACAAGCAGTATACGATATGTATATGGATGTTATTAGAGAAGAAAAAGATTGGGCTACTTACTTATTTAAAATGGGTCCTGTTATCGGACTTAATGCTAATATTCTTAAAGATTTTGTAGATTATACAGCCGTAAATGCTCTTAAAGAAATAGGCATCAAGTATCTTGGCTCAGCTCCAAAAAGCACTCCTATACCATGGTTCAACAAACATAGTGACACTAGTAAAAAGCAGACGGCCTTGCAAGAAAATGAAAGTACAAATTATGTTATAGGAATTATGTCTGAAGCATTAGACTATAACCAATTACCACAACTATAAGGAATAATATTATGCAAGCAATTATATGGTCTAAGTACAGTTGTGCCTATTGCGATCAGGCAAAGGCCCTATTAAATCAAAACGATATCCCATATGAAGAACGAATAATCGGTAATAGTTGGACCAAAGAAGATTTATTAGTAGCAGTACCAAATGCTAGATCAGTACCTCAAATTTTTCTTAATGAAGAATATGTAGGTGGGTTTCTAGAACTTAAACAAAAATTAACACAAGGATAAAAATGCAGTTTACAGTCAACGAAGTCTTAACATTTAAGATGAACAGTGGAGATGAAGTAGTAGCAAAGGTCGTTGCAGGGCCTGACGAATATGGATATATTACGGTGACCGACCCAGTTACTGTAGTTACTACTAATAATGGAGTTGGAATGATTCCAACTATCATGACCGCAGAACACAACGCTCAAAATAAACTAAATACTAATAATATTTCTATGTTTACGCTTACAGACGATAACATTAAGTTAAAGTATTTAGAAGCTACAACTGGAATATCAGTACCAACTAAAAAATTAATTATGGGGTGATATATGTTTTCAATAATAGGTAGAGGAGTTAGTAGATTAGGTGATATTAATTCTGCCAAGGGTAGAATACTTAGGGGAGCTAAATCAGTTTTTGTCAGCGGATTACCTGCAGGACTGCATATTAGCCCTGTTACTCCACATTTACCATTTAATGGTCCACACAAAGCTTCTTTTACTGTAACAGGTAGTCCAACAGTTTTCTGTGAGTATGCTCCACTCTTAAGAGTGGGTTCATACACTAATTGCGGGCATCCTATCGTACAGGGTAGTTTAACTGTTAGGTGTCCATGAGTAACTATGCTTCACAAACTCCGTTAGGGGTTAATGTTTTAGGTTCACTATTACAAAACACAGGGTTTACTATAAACCCATTAGTATTACAATACATAGGTGTTTCTAAAAATAATACCAATTATACACCCGGTAAACTTATAACAGGCACATGTTTAAATAATTTAACCAACGCTATTAATGCAGCTTATGGTTTAGTAACCGCTGTTATACCTGCATTATCACCGGGTGTGTATAACAGTTTAATATCTATTGGTTCAGATACAATACCTTGTTTGGGTAATTCTAAACCAAGTACATATGATTGGACCGGGCCGGCAAATACAGGATATTCAACTGCGGGTAATACTAATACTGGACAAGCAGCCACTTGGAATCCTTATAACACCTCTAATGCTAATAAAGCAGTAACACAATGGGGATTTTTAAGATTGCCTGCATTTCAAGCTTGGAATGAATATAATTGGAATGGTATACCACTTGCTGATACACCAGATTATAATGATTTTACTGCTTCTATGCAGGTCGCAGCGGGGTATGTAAGTTCTTATAATACTTCGCTATACTCTGTTGCACAATCTAATACTTATTTGAAAGGCATTTATAGCAATATGAATGACTTAATAAGTTCAGATGTAACTGGTGTAAATTTAGCTACCAATGCATTTGGTCAAGATTTAATCACATTAGGTAGAGCAATTAATTTACAAAAAATAGCACTATTTGGATTACCATCAGTACTATTACAAACTATAGTAGCCAATAATAGTTTAACACAAAGCCTTAGTTTAGCTTTGCTATCTAGTGGATTAACCGAAAATGAAATTACTAATATTATACTTGATAATGGCTCGGTAACTACTAAGGAACAAGAACAAAAGTTATATGGTTCATTTTTAGTTATAGTAGGTAGAGATTTACAAGAAATATTAATACCATTAAATTGCAAAACCGTTGGATTAGAATCACTAGCAGATTTACTTAATATAAAAAAATTATTTCCAAACAGCTATACTTCAATGACTGTTCCTGTGTATAACACTAGTGCAGGGCCCACTAATAGTAAAACGTATTATCCAATATTTGATAATCAAAGCGTAAATGGCAGATTGTCTAATCCTACTGTTAAAAATCAACTAGGTGTTATAAACCCAATAGGTGCACCCATTACTTTACCAAGTAGCGGCACATTTCAACTTCCTCAACCCGGCTTTGGAGCTTTTCTGATTGGAATAGTACCCGATGATATAGCTATATCTACGGGTGCATTTTCTGTTTCTATGCAACAGATTAATAATATAGCAGGAGTTGATATAGAAAAATTTGCACAGGTAGTTTTTTCTATTGAAACTACCAAAGGGTTAAATTTGGTTAACGGAACTGATGTACCTGTTAATACTGAATTAGCCACCGCCGCATTTAATATTCTTGCTCAAGGCACCGGGCCATCAGGGTCATATACAATGTCTGATTTTTTTGGTGCAATGTCAGGTCTTCCATATTATTGGCAAGAAATATATAATAATATTATAGATATTCAAACTGATAATTTAAAAACAATTTATAACAGTTTATATGCTTTAGTGTCAATTGTACCAGACTATAATATAGATATTGAAGTGCAAGCATTGATAGAGTTAGCTAATAATGAAATAGAAAAAATATTATCAAAAAATCAATTAAAGGCTGCAAACCTAAATAAAATTTACAATTTAGTAGGAACTCAATTAGCTAATGAACAAGAAGCTAGATATAATGCAATTTATCCAGTGCCTAGTCCTACTAGAGACCCTAAAATTAACCCTTATCCTAGTACCATTGTTAATTTTGTTAACTCTATATCTGAATTTGCACAAAGCACTGCTCCAAATATGGAAGCACAAACACTAGAGGCAATTGCGGACTTATCACTAGTTGGTGGACAAAGTATTATAGGATTAATGCGACAAGAAAGAAATCAGGCAAAACTTCAGCTAGCTGGAATAACATTAGATAATGAAATTTCTGGAGAATTAGATCCCAAATTAGCACAGATTTTATTAGCCAACGGTACCGTTGCAACGGGTGTTAAAGGAATAGCTGTAAATGGGGTAAACTGTAATCCTGATAATCCTACGACTATTTTCACTGCACCAGCATGTCTAGTTAATGTTACAGATACTAATCAACTTATTTCACCAAATCCATATGGATATATAGATCCAAATAGTCAAACTTTCTTAACTACTCGTAGTTCAACTGAAATCGGGCAACAGTCTCCTATTTCAGAAATATTAGCAGCCCCATTATATGGGTCATGTTCTTTGGGTCCTGAAGACAACGGAACCGGCCCTGCACTATGTTCACCTGGAACAGGGCCAACAATAGGTAGTCCGATACAACTTAATTCTGTTATCAACCCATTCCAAACAGGCGTAAGTTTATTAAATAATATACCTCAGCCATTAAACTGCACCCCTATTGTTACTGTAAAAGGAGGAGCTAGGGTAGCGACAGGAACAGGAAATCCAATAGACGATGGGAAATCAAAGACTTTGGGTAGTTTAGGTGGCTCACCTGATACTAATTTGGTTCCAATTAACATAAATAGTACGTACACATCAAGTACATTAACACCCACTTCATTTACCATTTCCGAAGCCATAGAAGAAGTAGTATTGTGCAACTGTGATTGTTGGGTAGACTAGATTCGGAAGCCCAACTCTCTTTACTTAATTTAGGGCTTTTGATATAATTAGCTTCGTCTTGAAGCAAGGAGGAAAAAATGGAATTTTCAGTAAAAACTATTAATAGTTTTATTGGACTAGTATTAGTAGCATTTTTAGTAAATTATGTTACTATTTACAAGTTTGGTGAGAAAAGAGAAATCAAAACCGCCTCGTCTTATGTGAATGTCAATACTGTTGATAAAACACTAGATTGTTTGGCAATCAACATTTACCGCGAAGGGGCTAATGAATCGTTTGAGGGCAAAGTTGCTATAGCACAAGTTACGCTTAATAGAATGAACAACCCTAATTTTCCCAAAGACATTTGTGGAGTTGTTTATCAAAAAAACGTTTTCATGGAAAAAGTCGTATGCCAATTTAGTTGGTACTGTGATTCATCTCATAAAAATAAAAAGATTGATGAAAAATTATATAATGAAAGCTATGCTGTAGCCAAAAAAGTTTTACTAGAGGGCTTTAGGCTAGACATGCTCAAAGATGCTCTGTATTATCATGCCGTCTACATTAATCCTGGATGGCGTCATGAAAAAATTGGTAAAGTTGGTAATCATATTTTTTATAGGAACAAAAAACATGGATAATATTTACACAGTGATTAATTTTATTACAGATTTTATCACTAACAAACTTGGCAAAATTTCTGCTGAAACACTAGGATGGGTGGCTAACATATGCTTACATGCTGCTACTGTGCCTTCTTTGTTAGCATTTATGACAGGTGTTACTGATATTACTCCTTCTGTTGATGTTGTGCTGATGCTATGGGCAGCTTTGGGTCTGTTATTTTTCAGAGCGGTACTATTGAGAGACTTGCTTAATATTGTTACTATTGGTGTAGGATTCATGGTACAAGCTGTAACTCTTGTCTTAATCTTTTTCAAATAATTATGGCAACATTTAGTGTTTGGGTTCGTTTGAACCCTTATCAAACCACACATGTTATTATTCAAGCTAGCCACGGGTATGATGCTAAACTTATTGCTGAAGCTCAATATGGACAAGGAAATGTATTAAATTATACAGAAGTAACCCAATCAAAAAATGACTAAGCTTCGTTCTAGCCCCGATAAACACACCTTTCGTAGAGAAAGTTATATAGAAAGATGCAAAGAGAGGGACCAACAACCTAATCAAGAATATCTTGAGATGTGGGAAAACATGATTAAAAAAAGAAAAGAGGATGAGATAAATCCAATGTGGCAGGAAAACAATATGGAGTATGACCTATTAACTTCCGATTGGATAGCAGAAAAGTGCAAAGATGATAGATATGCTCAAAGTCTTTACGCTGCAATGTGTAATAATGAGTTTATAAAGAATGAAGTTTGGCCTATTCTTGTTGAAAAAAAATGGAGTTGTAGTTGGCGCTATGCAGGAGGAGTTGTAGCAGATATTAGACAACAGGGTGATTATATGGATTGGTACTGTTCTGGCATGGGCAGTGGTCTTGGTAATGGAGACGAAGATGGGTCAAAGGGTTATGTTGGTGAAAGCGAAATTACCGACGAAATTAAAACTGACCTATTGAAATTAGGTTGGATTGTTTTTGAATCTAGCAAAGACGAATAAATAAAGGAAAGGGGTATGTCATGTCTTATTCAGCAGCCGTAGTAGATCATTATGAAAACCCACGCAATGTGGGGAAATTTGATGCCGATGATAATAATGTTGGAACTGGCCTAGTAGGGGCCCCTGCGTGTGGTGATGTCCTGCGCTTGCAAATTAAAGTAGACGAGGCAACAGGAGTAATTAAAGATGCCAAATTTAAAACGTATGGGTGCGGGTCAGCAATTGCTGCGTCAAGTCTTGTCACAGAGTGGATTAAAGGCAAAACCCTCGCCGAAGCCGAAACAATCAAAAACTCCGAAATTGCCCAAGAGTTAGCATTGCCCCCAGTAAAAATCCACTGTTCAATACTAGCAGAAGATGCTATAAAATCTGCCATTGAAAATTATAAATCTAAGCACTAAGAGGATAACTTGAGTACCGAAGAAGATAAATTCAAACATTCTAAACGTTTGCTCAAAGATGAAAATGCAGTAAAAAAGCAAGTTCGCATTGCCAAAGAACACGGGGTTCCTATTACAGACGCTCATAAATTTGCAAAGCACCATGCACTAAATTGCGGTAATCCAAATTGTGTTATGTGTGCTAATCCTAGAAAAACCTTTAAGGAACCAACGTTACAAGAAAGACGTATGTTTCAAGATGTGGATACCCCTAATGACCGACATAGTAACGGTATAAATCCAAATAACAATAATTGAAAGTTTTATTCTGTTGAATAAATAATAAACTACACACACAAAGGAGAATGTATGTCTATCACAATTAAAAACTTAGAGAGTGCTTTGGCTGGTGAAAGTCAAGCCCATGTTAAATATCGCTATTTTGCGAAAATTGCCCGAGAAGAAGGGTTTGAAGATGTTGCACGACATTTTGAACATACCGCGGATCAAGAATTACTACATGCATGGGGCCATTTAGAATTGCTTATTGGTAAGCCAAATACTAAAGAATGCCTAGAAAAAGCAATTGAAGGTGAAACTTATGAGTTTACTACAATGTATCCTAATTTCAGAGATGATGCTGTTCATGAAGGTAATGAAGTAGCTGAAAAAGAAATTCAGGGCCAAATTGAAGAAAGTCGTGAGCATGCCGAACAGTTTAAAGCGGTACTAGCTAAAGCAGAAAAACGTTTTGCAGCTTTAAAGCGTGTTGAACAACGACATGCCACTGCCTATCAAAAGATGTTAGAGGAGGTGCAATAATGGAACATCAAGAACATATTTGTATCGTCTGCGGATATACACATTCTGAAGAACAACACGGATCATGGGAAAGTTTACCAGAAGATTACACCTGTCCAGATTGCGGTGTAGGTAAAGAAGATTTTGAATTAGTCTGCTTTTAGGCATAAATAGCTTTATGAAAAATTGTTTCTTATCTACCGAGGTTATAACATGGTCATTGGAGCCAGCCAATACCAAGTATATTCGCGGCTATAATCAAAGAAAAACTCTGAGGTTTAGATAACAAGTAATTTTCACATAATTATTAGAACCTCGGAAAACTAAAAAATTCCGAGGTTTTTTAATGGTTGACAGAAAATCAACTTTGAGATATAATTTAAAGACAGTGTAAGGTAACGAGGACCTACTCAGCACTATAAACATGAGAAAACGGGCGGTACAGTGGATGGATAGTCTTATGTGGCTTGAAAAATACTGAGTAGTAAAGCATATTACAGGTAGTGTGCTTTACTACACACTTTGGGACAAATATTAGCGCAAGACCCCAGAGTGTTTATTTTAGGAGAAATCATGAAAACAATGTATTTTGAAAATTTGGTTAACAAAGAAAAATATTCATGCAAGAATCCCAATGACATTAGGTTAATTGATGGCATTGAATATATGCGTGTGTTTAAATATGGTACTCAGCGAGAGTGTTTAGTTCGCAAGGACTCTCTCAAAAAAATATCAGAAAGTAAATTGCATCCTTAACTCAGTGGATTAGAGTGTTGGTCTTCGAAACCAAAGGTCGGGAGTTCGAATCTCTCAGGGTGCACCATACTATGGTGTAGATATATTTAGTATAATATAGCGTGTAGCATATAGATATTTCTAGCTGATTGTCATATTGTAAATAGCTAGTAAAAAGGAGTTTTTAATGTCTGTTTTAGCACTGGATATATCGGGAACGCCCCGACAGTGGATTTCATATGATACAGCAATTCTTTACCATGCAACCAAAAGTGTCGCATGGACTATGGGTGAAGTTGTGGCTAAATATCGTGGTGGAATTCAACGCAACGGGAAACTAAGTTATATTGAAACTCAATCAATTATTGCTATCAAAGGACATGGATTTAATCCAACTAAGCATAGTAAAGTAGCATTGGGCAATAGAACATTATTTGGTAGAGATAGACATATCTGTGCTTATTGCGGAGATTATTTTCCCAATGCTAATAGCCTAAGCCGAGACCATATTATACCTAAAAGCAAGGGCGGTGAAAATGTATGGATGAACGTAGTCACCGCATGTAAAGATTGCAATGCCATGAAAGGGTGTAAAACTCTTAAAGAGGCTAGAATGGAATTACTATATGTGCCATATGTGCCAAATCATTTTGAAAATATGATCCTACAGAATAGAAATATTTTGGCTGATCAAATGGATTATTTAAGAGCAGGGTTACCAAAACATAGTAGAATTTTATTGAGTTAGTATATACTAGTTAAATATTAACACGCCCTCTTGGCACAGCTGGTAGCGCAACTGATTTGTAATCAGTAGGTCGGCGGTTCGAATCCGTCAGGGGGCACCAATCTAGCGGGTATGATGTAAAGGTAACCTGAATCCTTGCCAAGGATTATTTGCGAGTTCGATTCTCGCTACCCGCTCCAAATTACCAAGGAAAAAAGAAATAATGTTTATTGAACTTACCAATGCTACCCCTGCTCATAAAGGCAAAAAAATCGCAATTAGAAAAGATTTGATTGCTACGGTGCACCGTAGCACTATCTCGCGTAATGAAGGAACTTCGGAAGAAGTTACTTATGTGTTCGCTCCGCCCCATGGTACATGGGAAGTTGGGGAGACTTTTGAACAAGTAATGCTTTTGATGAAATAAGTTTCTATCAACCTAGATTGAACGATCAGATAGAGCGACTGTAGCTCAGGGGATAGAGCAACGGCCTTCTAAGCCGTGGGTCGCAGGTTCGATTCCTGCCAGTCGCGCCATATTGAAACACATTCTGAGCCGAACCTAGGCGGCGACCATAAAGAGAGGAGTGTGTTTCCATATGGTAAGAGTAGGGTGACGAATAGGTGTTCTCTTGGCACTGGGCGTCGGGATTCCTTAGTCAGCAACACTGACACCATATTGAAGCACATTGGGTTTAGTGTGTTTCAATATGGGTAGCGAGCAGCATTGGTGACTGCACTGGACTGTAAATCCGGCGTCTTTAGACATACGGGGTTCGATTCCCTGGCTACCCACCAAACAATTCCGGTGTAGTATAATGGCAGTGCGGCGGTCTCCAAATCCGCTAGTGGTGGTTCGATTCCATCCACCGGAGCCATAGAATTCGGGGATTACGTCAGTCCGGTTAGACGGTCTGCTTTGGGAGCAGAAGGTCGCAGGTTTGAATCCTGCATCCCCGACCAAATTGCCTTTGTAGTTAAATGGTATAACGGCCGCTTGATAAGCGGTTATTACAAGTTCAATTCTTGTCGAAGGCACCAATTAATACCGTTGCTAAAAAACAACTAGCAACAAGCGTTTGACAATTAATCGGTAGTCAAGTATAATAGTTTCTGTAGTGAGAAAAAACGAACGCAAAAGGAACGATCATGCAAGTATATGTTCTAGTCACTGATGAAGGTCCTGAAGGGACAGAAGTTCTTGGTGTCTATGAATCACGTTCACAGGCAGTTGACGCCGCCCGTGAATACACTGGTGATTTTGGAGATTACGGATTTTTCGTTGAAACCCGTGTAATAGGAGCTCCCCCTGAAGAGGGATGGGATGCTCGTTTTCGGGAGCGTGTAGAGTTGTAAGTTTATTCCCCGGTAGCACAGCGGTAGTTGCACCTGACTGTTAATCAGAGTGTCGGTAGTTCGATCCTACCCCGGGGAGCCAAGTTTTCGGGTCCATAACTCAATTGGTCAAGAGTACTAATCTTTTAAATTAGGAGTTCCCGGTTCGAGTCCGGGTGGACCCACCAAGTTGATGATTTAGACATTAAACTGAGTGCGCTAGCAAATGTCCCTTCAGGTGCGAAGCCTGTCAGATTATAGTGCGGTGGCAAGGTGGTCAAATGCGCCAAGTGTCGCAAGTTTGATCCTTGTCACCTGCACCAATTATTTCAGTACTATTGAGTCGGAGGATTTAAACCGTTATTAACTGTTGACGTATTATTTGTTGTGGTTGTTGTCGTTGTCACGTTAGGTTGTATTCTAGGCAATTGATTAGATAATGATTGAATGCTGGCATTTGCAGCATTTGATACAGCAACAATTGATGTATTTCCATTATTGCTAATGTTTGTTGCGGTTGTCAAACCGTTTAACCCAATTGTAAAAACACCTGTTATGCCTGAATTAGCTACATTTGTTGTAGCTGTCAACCCATTAGCCGCTGTTGTTGTCAACCCAGTTAGACCTGAATTAGCTATATTTGTTGCGGTTGTCAACCCATTAGCTGCTGTTGTTGTCAAACCAGTTAAGCCTGAATTAGCTATATTTGTTGCGGTTGTCAACCCATTAGCTGCTGTTGTTGTCAAACCAGTTAGACCTGAATTAGCTACATTTGTTGTAGCTGTCAACCCATTAGCCGCTGTTGTGGTCAACGCAGTTAGGCCCGAATTAGCAACATTCGTTGTAGCAGTTAAACCATTAGCTGCGGTTGTTGTCAAACCAGTTAGGCCTGAATTAGCTACATTTGTTGTGGCAGTCAACCCATTAGCTGCTGTTGTCGTGAGAGAATTAAATCCTGCACTAGCAACTGAATTAGCTACATTTGTTGTGGCAGTCAACCCATTAGCTGCTGTTGTCGTGAGAGAATTAAATCCTGCACCAGCAATATCTGTATTGGATTTTGCCATGTTGTTGCTCATTGAAGTGAATGTTGAGTTTGTGCTCTGAGCAATTGCGGCTTGGTTATTACTTTGAGTGATTGCAACTTGACGGTTGGCACTTATACCATAAACCTGTGTTAAACTTGGTAATAAAACACTAGTCCATTGTAAAGCAGTATCAGCTAAACTTTTTGGTGCAGCTACTTGAACATTTTGTGAACTATTGTTATTGCCACCGCTGCCCATGTGTAGACTCATGACTGCTGCTACTTTTGCAGAACTGTCACCTGATTTAGCAATTTCAGCAATTGCTGCATATTTAGCTGCATCTGCCATGGCATTTGCTTGTGCAATTTTTTGTTGTGTTGCAACATACATCCCATAATCTGCCGATGCACATCCAGCAACCATCAAACATGTAGAAACAATAGCTAACAATGATTTACGCATTTTATTCTCCTTAAATATTTTATGCTATATTATAATAAAGTATTTAGTATTTTTTTGTTATAATAAATCCGTATATAAGTTGGGGGTCAGTGGTTCAAATCCCCTATTGTGCGCCAATGGCACATTTAGAATAAATACTAGATGCGTTATCATCAATTATTAGTTGAAAGAATTATCAATCTACATACTCCTGAAGAAAAAATGAAGTATGCGGACAAGATATGGGATATGCTTCAGCGTAGTTATAAAAAGATTGGCGGCTTTAAAAGCGCCAATAGTGCTGAAGAATTAGCAAATGATCTAGGTTATTGGAAATTAGTTCGCCGTGGTAGTCATATTACTGCATTAGGTGTTTATAAAAAAGTACCTAATACAAACAATTTTAAAATGATTGCTAGTGCTACTGAAACAGAACCTGACCCTGAAGGTGGTTATAAAGCTACTGAACAGGGTAAAAAAGATTATCATATGCTCAAAAATGATGACATTAAAACAAAAAGAGCATGGACAGAAGTAAGCGGACCTGCTGAAAAGTTAATGCTTAGAGCAGGTGCAAAGCCAATTGACAATAAGTATGCAGAGTTTTTAACTGGTAAAAAGATATTAGATTTAAATAATGACGGATATCATTATACCAGATTAATTCAGGGCGAACCGCATGAAAAGATAATAGTTGGATTTGTTCATTTAAGTCCACAAGGTAAAGAAAAATTAACTAGTTTAGGCTTTGATTTAAAGAATCTTCCTGCCAATATCTCATCCAAAATTTGACAAATATTCTATAGTTTGCTATACTATAGATCAGATAGTGACTTTTGGACATCAACATGATAGTTTACTTACACGGTTTTGCGAGTTCAGGTGCTAGTGATAAGGTCACCTCCCTCAAAAAACGGTTCGGTGACGATAAGGTAATCGCACCCGATCTGCCCTTTGACCCCGATCTAGTGGGTGAGTTGGTCAACGATATTGTCCGTGACTTCATGCGATCCCGAGACCCAACCGAAAAATTAGTATTCGTTGGCACTAGTCTAGGAGCATTTTACGCAAATTATTTCGGTCATCTATACGACAGTTGTGCTGTGCTAGTCAACCCCAGTGCTAGCCCCAGCGAGACTCTTAAGGAGAAGTTAGGATCAAACAAAAACTATCACACTGGTGAAGAATTTCTTGTTTCACTAGCACACCTAGATAAACTAGACGGTATGCGGGAACATCTCCGTGAAATCTATTCCCCTAGTTTGGTAAACTTGTTTGTCGCAAAAGATGATGAGGTCATCCCCTATGAATCTATGCTAGAAGGTTTCCCTTACGCAACAACAACCATCATGGAAGATGGTGGTCACAGGTTTACCGATCACTGGCATTTGGTAGTAGATAGGGTAGAAAGCCTCTTAAAATGATTGACAAATATTCAGTGGCAGTGTACAATGTATACATACACTGAGAAATCAGAAGTTCTTTAAAAATTAACGCCCGGGTGGTGAAATAGGTAGACACAAGAGACTTGAGAGTAAAATTTGAGTGCCTTTAGGGAAATCTAAAGAGTAGAACCCGTCAAATTCGGTGAAGGCTGTAAAATGCTAATACCGAGCGAAGCCTAAGTAGAAATACTTTTGAACGTGTAGAGACTAGACGGCGGGCATCTAAGGTAGTAATACTATGATGAAGGTATAGTCCAGACCACAAACTGAAAGGGTAGTGAAAACTATAGTGGTAAGAAAATCTCTCGCTCACAAGGCGTGCCGGTTCGAGTCCGGCCCCGGGCACCAAGTATATGCCTCTGTAGCTCAATTGGTTAGAGCAGCGGACTCATAATCCGTTGGTTAGGGGTTCAAGTCCCTTCGGAGGCACCAAAATTATAGTACTATACTATGTGGCTAAGGCAGTCATTTATCAAACATTTGATAAATACATTCATATAGGAGAAGTATATGCTATGTGACTTTGGTTGCGGTAAGGTTGCTATAAAACAATTTGGTTCAGGTAGATGGTGCTGTTCTAGTCATTCAAGTGGCTGTTTAGCAATGAAAAAAAAGAATAATTGTAATATCAGAAGTTATTTAAATTATGATTGGACAGCTATACAAAAAGCATATGATACTGGACTATCACATCGTGAGTTAGCGGTGATGTTTAACTTTGGCTCAGGAACTACCATACAACAAGCAGTAAAGCACGGGTTGTTTGTTTCTAGAAAACGAACTGACGCAGTAAATCTCGCAAGAGAGAAAGGTAAAGGTAAACTTACTAGTGTCGGAAAAAAGAAACTTGAAGACGGAGCAAGGACTAGAATAGTTAAACGATATGAACAAGGTTGGATGCCAAAAGCAGGGAGATGCAAGAAATACAAATATATATCGCCCATAGCGGGCGATATATGTCTAGATGGCACGTGGGAACTAGCAGTAGCCAAGTGGTTAGATGAAAAAAATTACAATTGGAAACGAAACACAAAACGCTTTCAATATATAAATTTAAAAAACAAGATAAGTTTTTATACTCCGGATTTTTGGGTAGAAGAACTCAATGGATATTTAGAAGTAAAGGGGTATGAAACAGATTTAGACAGATGTAAGTGGTCTCAATTTACCGAGCCACTCACAATTTGGAAATATACGCAATTAAAAGAATTTGGAATGATCCCATAATGGTATTGGAGTAGATTGCTAATCTATCGGTCGATTAAATCGGCTTCGGGGTTCGACTCCCCGTCATTCCGCCAAGACGTTCCGTCTAATCAACGGATACTCTGACCCAGAGGATATGAAGTACAGTGATATGTACGGGTGGTTCTGAAGAGTAATATCTTCACATGGCAACATGCGGTCTAACCTAACCGGCGCTGGCAATGCGAGAACGGTCCCTGTCGTGAGCGGGTGAAGTATGTGTGATGGTATGTGGTAAGAACTAATTGTTGTTCTGAGGTCTATATGCTTGATGTACTATAATTACCGCCGAGGGATGCAGAGCACCCTATTAAGGAAGTGTGGCAGAGCGGCCGATTGCGTTAGTCTTGAAAACTAAAGGCCCTGAAAGGGGTCCGTGAGTTCGAATCTCACCGCTTCCACCAATATTGCGTGGTTCGTAAAATGGTATTATCTTAGCCTTCCAAGCTAAAGTCGAGGGTTCGATTCCCTTACCACGCTCCACTAACATCCAAAAAATAACAACTAGCGACATACGGTTGACAAATAATCGGTAGCCAAGTATAATAGTCTATGTAGTGAGAAAAAACGAACAGCTACATTAGTTTAATTAATATTCACGCATCATAAAGGAAAATCAAATGAATTCGTATAAATTTAGTGTTACACCTCGTACATTGCATGAAAGTGGCGGGTGGATTGAACATTCTTCAAGAAGCTTTACAACTGTTGTACAAGCACGAAATTCCACAGAGGCTACTAATATGGTTCAAGCACAATATGGAAATTCTAGCAAGATTATTTTCTTAGGCTCAGCTTAATGTCCTTAGTTGAGCAAATAGTAGAACTAGCAAAAGAAATAGAACACGAAGATCCAATAGATTGGGGTATGCTTAACATAGACGAAAATGAAGCATTTATGTTGCTTGCCCCTAGTGTTTTGGAAAACTATTTATCAATGGATAAATACAATCGTGATATAATGATGCTTTCAACGATACTTAAATTAACCGTTGAAAATTTTGCACTCAATATTAAGTTGATGCAAAAGTAAGATATTGCCCCGGTGATGTAACGGTAGCCATGCGGGTCTTAGAAGCCCGTGCAGAAATGCGTGTCGGTTCGAGTCCGACCTGGGGCACCAAATTATTTTTTATTCTGCTCACCTAAACTAGATAACTAATAATATAACAAGAAAGGAATAGTTATGGCAAAAGGAATTGGCGAAGTACATAAACAAGTGGTTAAGAAAACATCACAGGGTGGGCGAGTAAAGACTTCTACAATGAATAAAACTGAAAAACGTAGTTTTAAAAAAGATAGAGGTCAAGGAAAATAATAATTAAGGACCTTAACTCAGCTGGTA